ATCCCGGCGGGAACCATCAAGCGGTGGCGTTCGGAGGCGAACCGAACCGAACCAAGCGAACCGAACGAACCGAACCGAACCCCGAAAAAGTTGGAGGCTTTGGCTAAGCAGGCGGCCCAAGAGGCTGTTGCTGAAGCGAAAGACTACATTGTGGAACGCCTCAAGGCCCTGGCCGACGAACTTTATCGGCTTGCCGAGGATGGGGTGCGTGAAACCAGGACCTTTATGGCCAGGCCGGGTGATAAAGATCGTGACTCCGCTGCCTGGCTCCGGGCTGTAGTTGGTGCTATGCACTATGCCATTCAGGATGCCCAACTTCTCTCCGGCAAACCTACGGCTAGGCCGGAGGTGGTGGAACGCCGTGAATACGAAATCACCCAGCGAATTATTGCCGAAAGGCCCGAACTTCTTGATGCCATATTTGCCGAGGATAAGCAACCAGGCCTGGAGGATAGGCGCGGCCCGGGCACACGTCCTTGGCTGGGCCAGTTACGTTGATCCCAGTTATCGCCGGCCGGCGCATATAAAACTCCTGGGGGAGTATCTGATGGCCGTAGAGCGGGGTGAAATCTCCAGGCTAATCGTGGAGATGCCTCCGCGCCATGGCAAGGCATTGGCGGTCGGTACGCTGATTCCGACGCCTCATGGTTGGACAACCATCGAGGCTCTGCGACCTGGTGACGAGGTGTTTGCTGGCGATGGCACGGTGACCCGTGTAGTAGGTATGTCGCCAGTCTGGCGGAATCGTCCAGTTTATAGGGTTACTACGGACACAGGCACCAGCGTGCTCGCTGATGCTGCGCACGAGTGGTATGTGAGGCTTGACCGGAAACGCAAGATCTTTAGTATTCGGGAGACGCAGTTTCTATATCACCGTCAGCAGCGAATGAGAGACTTTCGCGCTCCAATGGTGCCGATGCATGCCGGACTTGAGTTGCCTGAGCGCGCCCTACCAGTCCCGCCCTACACGCTGGGAGTGTGGCTCGGCGATGGCCGGAGCTCTTGCGGGTTCATCACTCAGGGTGAGGAAGACAGGGAGCATATTCTAGCGAGAATTAAGGCTGAAGGATTCGTTACCAGACCCCATAAGGACGAGAGGAATATTGGCATCCTTGGTTTACATGTTCTCTTAAAAAAGTATGGCTTGCTTAACAACAAACATATTCCGCCTGAATATCTACGCGCGTCAAGGAAACAACGCATTGCGTTGTTGCAGGGCCTCATTGATACCGATGGCCATGTGGCGCCTGACGGCCAGGTAGAGTTTTGTACCACGAATGAGCGTCTAGCAAGAGATGTAACTGAGCTAGTGCGTTCTCTTGGTGTCAAGTGTACCGTTATTCAGGGAACAGCTACGTTAAACGGTAGAATATGTGGACGCAAGTGGCGTGTTATGTTCTACTTCTCCGAAGCAGCATCACTGCCAAGAAAGCGAGAGCGCTGCAAAAATGGAACACGGTTCCTGGGCAACTACATTACCATTGAACCAGCGGGGTATGCTGACACGGTATGCATCGAGGTGGACCACCCGTCCCATCTATTCCTGGTCGGCGAAGGCATGCTGCCGACGCACAACAGTGAAACCACCACGGTCAAATTTCCCGCCTGGTACCTGGGGCGTCACCCGGATCGGCGGGTTATCATAGCGTCTCACACAGCGAGCCTTGCGGCTCGCTTTTCTATGCGGGCAAGGAACGACTTTGCCCAGTTTGCGCCTGAGGTGTGGGGCTTGGAAGTTAATCCAGATGTCAGTGCCATGTACCGGTGGGACGTGTTAGATAAAAATGCTCCACCCGGGCAACCTCCCGGCGGCATGATTGCCGCAGGCATCGGTGGTCCCATCACCGGCCAGGGCGCTCATCTGGCCATCATAGACGACCCGGTGAAAGATGCCGAGGCTGCCAACAGCAAAGTGCAGCGGGATGCGGTGTGGGACTGGTACCGGTTTGTGCTTCGCACGAGACTATTCCCAGGCGCAGCCGTGATCCTGGTCCTTACCAGGTGGCATGAAGACGACCTGGCTGGTCGGCTTCTAAGACAAGCTGGGGATGATTCTCAAGCCGACCAGTGGGTGGTGCTGCGGTTGCCAGCCCTGGCCGAGGAAAATGATCCTTTGGGGAGACAACCTGGTGAAGCGTTATGGCCAGAGCAATACGATGAAAAGGCGTTGGAGGCTACCAAGGCCAGCGTAGGAAGTTATGTTTGGGCAGCCCTCTATCAGCAGCGGCCCCAGCCGGCTGAGGGGGGCATCTTCAAACGTAAATATTTCCGTTATTACCGGACCGAAGCTGAGTGGTACACTTTGCACCGGCCGGAGGGCGACAAGAGGGTACCCAAGAAGGACTGCTGGATATTCCAGACCTGCGACCCGGCCGGGTCCACCAAGACCACGGCAGACTATTTCGTTTTGGGCACCTGGGCGCTCACGCCCGACCGGGAGCTCCTGCTTCTGGACCTTATCCGGGAGCGGCTGGAGGGACCGGACCAGATCAACCTGTTCAGGCAGGCGTATTTGAGATTTAAGCCCGCAGTCCAGGCCGTAGAATCTAGAGGCTTGGGTCTTACGCTGTATCAGATGCTGCTTCGTGAAGGCCTCCCGGTGGTGGAGCTCAAAGCAGAGACGGATAAAGTTACCCGTGCCCTGCCGGCTGCGGCCAGGATGCAGGCCGGGATGGTGTATTTCCCTAAAAGCGCCCCCTGGCTGGGTGAGTACGAAGCGGAACTGCTGGCATTTCCCAGCGGTGAACATGACGACCAGGTTGACGTTACCTCGTATGCGGCCCAGATAGCCGCCTGGGATATCAGCGACGGGATACAAACTAGGGCAGGCCGGGCCTATGTGTTGGGTTAAGGAGTGGTGGCATTGGAAACTAACTTGGAAACTAACAATGATGCCTTGCAGGCAACCATCTACAAGGCCCAGGTGCTTGGCGGCAAGGAGATAGTTACCAGCAATAAATTGGAAGAGGACCCCTTTGCCAGGCTATATGGAGAAGGGGGAGTGATCGAGCCGCCTTATGATCTGCGGGTACTTACCCTTCTGCCGGAGTACAGCAATATCCTCCCGCAGTGTATAGAGGCCATGGAGACCAACATTGATGGGTTTGGGTTTACGCTTGAGCCGGTGGAGGGGGTTACGCTGGGCCCAGACGGGAAATATCCTTCCGAGGTGGAGGCCGAGCGGCGCCGCATAAGGAATTTTTTCCGGTATTGTAACCCGGACGAGAGCTTTACGAAAATCAGGCGGAAAACCAGGCGAGACCTGGAGACCACCGGCAATGCCTACTGGGAGATACTGCGGAACGGCAAGGGTGAAATTGCCGGGATAGAGCACCTGGAGAGTTACACCATGCGTCTTACCCCGCTGGATCCTGAACCGACTGATATTGTCTTGCGGGTTAAAAGAGACGACAACAGTTATGAGGAAATCCCCCACCGCAAAAGGTTCAGGCGGTTCGTCCAGATTAGGGACGGCAAAATGGTGTACTTTAAGGAGTTCGGAGATCCTAGGCTGATAGACGCCAAAACCGGCAAGGTATTAACCGAAGAAGAGGCAAAAAAGCCGGATGTTGTACTGGCTACCGAGGTTATTCACTTCAAAATTTATTCGCCCAGGTCGCCCTACGGCATACCGCGGTGGATCGGCAATATTCTATCGGTGAGGGGTAGCCGGCAGGCCGAAGAGGTCAATTACGAGTATTTCGATAACAAGACGGTTCCCCCGTTGGCCGTTCTGGTTTCCGGTCGGCTTGCCTCGGATAGCGTTAAGCGGATAGAGGATTATATCCAGGAAAATATCAAGGGGCGCAAAGGGTTCCACAAAATACTCGTAATTGAGGCGGAGACAACTCCTAATCCATTGGCACCATCGGGGCAGAAGGCCGGTATCGAGATTAAACCCCTGATCGAGGCCCAGCAGAAGGATGCCCTCTTTATCGAGTATGACGATAAGAACCAGGAGAAAGTGCGGTCGGCTTTTAGGTTGCCGCCCATCTACGTTGGCAAAACAACTGACTATACCAGGGCCACGGCAGAAGAAAGCCGGCTGGTAGCAGAGGAGCAGGTTTTTGGTCCGGAACGGGATGAGTTCGATTTCCTAATCAACCGCAAGCTGTTTCCGGCTATGGACGTTAAGTACTGGCAGTTCAAGAGCTTGGCGCCTACCGTTGACACGGCCCAGGAGATGACCGGAATGCTGGGCACATTTATTAAGGCCGGGATAACCGTGCGGGAGGCCCGGCGCATGATAGAGGAAATTCTCAACAAGGAACTGCCCGACCCGGAAAGGGCGGATTGGCTGGATGAACCCCTCGAAGTTTATCTCGCTAAACTGCGGGCGGGAATTGTTGCCGCTACTAGTGCCATGGCCGAAGATGAGGCCCAGGCGGTCAAGAAGTTTGCCAGTTTCCTGATCGAGGTGCGGAAGAGGTTAGAGGAATATGAACTGGGGCTTGCTGAGTAAAGAGGAAAGACGGGAGCTCGCCCGGGCCATAGATTACATCCTGGATTACATGTTTTTCGTACCTGTGTGCAAGGAAGCGGGGGAGATAGAAAAGTTTGAACGCAGGTTAAAGGAAACGCTGGGCAGGCAGTGGAACGAGCAAGTTAAAAAAGCCATTGAAACCGCTCTGGAGCAGCTGCGCCAGCTCGGAGATCCGCTTACGCCCGAGAAAATAGACATGGTCATAAAGTCCCTGGAATACCACCTGGGCCCGTCTTTGGCCGCTTCTACCGCCGAAAAGGTGACCGCCATTGTCACAGCGGCATACATGCACGGCAGGGAGGCGTTCGCCAAAGAGTTGAACGTAGGGGTTTCACTCAATCTGGTTGACGAACGGGCTAAAGAGATGCTTATCCAGCACACTGTTTACTGGATCGGCAACTATTACTCGGAGCAGCTGGGTGAGACTATTGCGGGGAAGGTCAGGGAACTGGCCGTTGAACAGGGTCTCGGCAGGGCAGAGGTGGGGAAGGCCCTAAAGGAGATGCTGGGGGAACAGTTCAAAGGGCGCTCTTACGCTTACTGGCGCGGGCTTGCAGCGAATGCTATTACCCGGGCAAGGAACATGGGAGCCATTGAAAGCATGGTCGAGGCCGAGATAACGGAGTATGAGGTCGTTGCCGTTATGGACGAGAGGACGTCGGCCATATGCAGGGAGATGAACGGCCGCATAATCAAGGTGGAGCAGGCCGTTAGACTGAGGGACGCCCTTTTGGACGCCAAAAGCCCGGAAGACGTAAAGAAGATAGCCCCCTGGTTGAAACTGGAGGACATTCGTGGAAAGCCGACCGGAACCCTGCCGGTCGGGATGGCCTTTCCGCCTTACCACTTTCACTGCCGCAGCACCGTTGTGCCTAGAGTGACCGTGAGGAGGGAAAGTGTTACAATAGTACCTGAAGACGTACCGGTTGAATACGAACGCGAGATGGTCAGCAGGGCACAGAAAGAGGTACGTGATTACCTGGAAAGCCTTACTCCGTTTGAGAGGACAAATAAGTTAAACGCCCTGACTCATACGACCTGGCCGGAGCGGAAAGCGAAAAGCCATTTAAAGCACACCGAGTTGGGAATTGGCGACACTAAGGAACTTGTTGAGGCGGCCAAAAGCGTTATACTCAGCCCGGACAGAGTGTTTGCGTTTTTCAAGGACGACCATCTCCAGTACGCCTTCGCCAAGGGAGGGGTGGACTGGCGGGTTGTGGTCGTCGATGCGGACACCCAGCAGATAAAGACGTTTTACGGGCCGCGGAAGGAGCAACGTGTTTTCCTGGATGCAAGAATTGAGGACGCCAAAAGAAGTCAGGGCTGGGTAGAGTTGACGTGGAGGAAGTGACCATGCCGAGAGAAATGACCCTGGAAGATTACCTGCGTTCCTACACCATCGGGGTTTACCCGGAGTGGGACGATGAGGTTTTGACTTACGAAACCATAAGCCGCTTTGTTTACGACCGCGATTACCTGCACGAGCACTGGGAGGAGTTGACCGAAGAGCAAAAACAAGCGGTAATTGTTGCGGATATTGCCATTGTAAAGCACGCCAGGGGAGTCAATGAGTGGTGCGTTTACGATGGCCGCTGGCGGGAACGGAAGAAGATGCGGCCCAGGCCGCCGCTTGAACGCTGGTGGTGGTACCTGGACCGCATAGCGGCCAGGCTCTACCCGGCGGAGCTGCTGCCGCCGCATTTACGCGAGGTGGTTGATTATGCCCGAAAAAAATAGGGGCTGGGACGAAACCAGCACCAGCTACCGCTACCGGATAAGGTCCCCGGATGACTTCCAGGAGGGAACTTTTCGGACGATAGAGCTGCAGAATACCAACGGCATTAAAATGGTGGTCGGTAAACTCAAAAACGGGACTGGGTCAATGGTTGCCCAGTCTTTAATTTTTCCCAAGGATAAGAATTGGACGCTGGACAAGGCCAAGAAGTGGGTTAAGGAGCACCCTGACTTGACCCACGTGAAAAAGGAGGTGGTTCCCATGAAGGCGGTACTGGAACAGATCACAAAAGCGAAATGGACAACCGCCTTCATTTGAGGGCTCAATAATTTACCGGATGCCGCTTTTGCGGTTATAGAGCCGGCTTACAAAAAGGGTGAAACCAAGGACAAACGGGCCAGGCACCTGCCGCACCATGGCAAGGGGGTAACAGACCCCAACGATGACAGCACGGTGGACCTGCCGCACCTGCGAAATGCCCTGGCCCGGGCAAAACAGATACAGCCGGTTACCGACAGCATCACGGCAGAGGAATTACGAAAGGAGGCCCTGGCCCACCTGCAGGCCCATGCCAAGCGGCTGGGGATCGGGGAGGTCGGCGAGGTCAAGAAAGAGGTTGCCTTTAAGAAGGCGGACCTGCAAAAGCGGATTGTCTACGGTGAGGTCTACGTTCCCAACGAAAAGGACTCCCAGGGACAATGGATGACCGCGGAGGAAATCGAAAAGATGGCCCACCGGTTCATGGAGAACCTGCGGCTCACCCAAATCGACAAGCAGCACGACTGGGAGCCCGACGAGGGGGTTGTCGTGGAGAGCTTCATTGCTCGGCCGGGAGACCCGGACTTCACCCCAGGCGCCTGGGTGCTGGGCACCAAAATCCTGAAAGAGGAGACGTGGCAGGCCATTCTCAAGGGGGAGATCACCGGCTATTCAATGGCCGGTGTCGCCGAATTGATCCCGGAGGGGGAGGTGAGTTAAGTGGATAAACCGATACCTGGGGAATTGCGAAATGTTGACGTCCAGATGGTGAGCCTGGTGCACAAGGGGGCCAACCGGCGGCAGTTTAAGATTTTTAAATCCGCCGAGTGGCCGGAAGAAGAGCCGACTGCACTCCAGGACCATGGACAGCCAGACCAGGAGCAAAGGGAGTTTCGCAGCTTCTTTAAGGTGCTTAAGGATTTTTTCACTGGCACCCGGAAGGCTCAGGAGGAACCTCCGTCTTTTGCCCGGGCAATGGCGGCCATTGAAACCGAGGATGCCTTGTGGCGAGCTTTTTCTACCTTAAGGGATGTTTGTACAAATATCTTAAGCAGCGATACTGAGGACAAGGCTGCCCGCATAACGCAGGTAATTGACGAATTCCGGGCGTACCTGCTCGGGAAAATAGGGCAACTTGGCGTGACCAAGGCATTAGAGCAAATAAAGGCTGGTACAGAAGTTAAAAAAGCAGGGCGCAAAATCAGCGCGGCACGGCTCAAAGCATTGAAGGATGCCCACAGCATCCTGGCTCAAATTATCGCCGAGGCCGAAGCCGATAACCAAGACGGGGAGGGAACGCAAGTGACCAAAGAGGAATTGGCCAAGATGGTGGCCGAAGCGGTTAACGAGGCTACTAAACCAATTAGCGAGAGGTTAGAAAAACTGGAGAAGCAGGCGGACGGGAAGCCGGAGGCCGGCCAGGAGAAAGATGAGCTTCAGGAGGTTATCAAGGCGGCTGTGGCCGAGGCCATTAAACCCCTGGAAGACCGCCTGGAAGTGGTAGAGAAAGCGCGGGGTATCTCCAACAAGGTCCCCGAGGAAAAGGATAAGGTAGAGAAGTCCGAAAGCTTTTGGGGCGGAGTATTCATCAGCTAAAAGAAGGGGGTAAACAAGGTGATTTCCAACAGGACTCTCATCGCTAAAGCAGCTATTACCACGGCTGCCTTGAATACCGGGGGCAGATTAAATCCCGAACAGGCAAACAAGTTCATTGACTACATGGTGGACCAGTCCGCGTTTCTCAAGGATATCCGGACTGAGCGCATGGATGGCCCGACGAAGGACTTAGACTTCATCGGGGTAGCAAGCCGGATTATCCGGAAGGGCGTGGAAGCCACCGAGCCCACCGAAACTGCTGGTATTCAAACCAGCAAGAAGCAACTGAACACGGTCGAGGTTATCCTTCCGGCCGACATCTCCCTGTCCTTCCTGGAGGACAACATTGAGCGGGCGGGAGCCGAGGACCATATCGCACGTATGCTAGCCATGCAGTTTGCCAACGACCTAACCGACTTGTCCTGGAATGGCGATACCGCATCTGCCGACGCCTTCCTTCAAATTGATGACGGTTTTATTAAGCTGGCCAAAGCGAGCGCGAATACTCATAAATTTGATACTAACGGTAGCACCGACTACAAAGGCGTGGTTTTCCCGGGCATGCTGAACATGCTGCCCAACAAATGGAAGGCAAACAAAGCTGAACTGAGGTTCTATGTCTCTCCTACCGTGGCTGAAGCTTATATTGAGCAGTTGACCACCCGGCAGACCGCCTGGGCGGATGAGCTACTGCAGACGGGCAAGCTGCCACAGTATAAAGGGATAACCATATTCCCAGTGGACTTTATTCCTGATGACGTGATTGTCCTCACCTTGCGGAAGAACCTGGCCACAGGCATACAGCGGGATTTCACTAGTGAGCGTGTCCGCCAGCCCAGGAAGAGAATTATCGAATACACCATGACCAGCCGGGTTGATGCAGCTCAGATCGTGGTTGACGATGCATTAGTCATTGGCTATGACATCGTTTAATAGGGGAGGATAATAGATGGCTGAGAAGCAGGCTAAGGATGTTGCGAATCAAGAGAAAATCCAGGAGAAAAAGGTGGCCGTGCTGGTGCTGAAGGGCGCGGCCACTCTGGTTTCCGGCGGGAAAAAGTTCGTGAAGGATGTTCCCCAGCAGGTTGAGGACCCAGAACTTGCCAAACGGCTACTTGCCTCCGGGCTGTTTGAAACGGCGGGTGATAAGCGGTGAAAATCCCATACAACATTGGGGACGCAGGTGCCCATCAGGAAAAACTCTGGCGAATCTTAAATGATATGGCAGCCGATTTGGAGGCGTTGAAGAATGCCCTGCAGACCCATACTCACGGGGGAGTTACCGCCGGCACTGATAGTACTGCGGCCACTACGGCCACCGTAACCCTCAAGACGATCAAGTCGGATAACTATACCGGCTAAGGAGGAGGACCATGGCTGAAATTAAAGAGTTTGCAACTTCGGACCTGGCCCTGGCCGGTTACCTGAAGTTGCGGGGATTAGAGTTAGCCAAGGTAGACCGCTCCAATCCCAGGAAGGCGGTCTTTTACTTTGATGACAGCATTGACGTTGCGGAGCAGCTGGTGCTGGAGTTCGCAAACTCCGATTTCCGCAAGTACGATGCGGAGATCAGGGCTTTAAAGAAACTCATCCACAGGTAGGTGGCCACCGTGGCTTACTGCACCATTGAAGAGATCCGTGCCGAAGGGATAACTCCGGAGCGGGTCAGCGACTTCAGACTTCCCATGTTGATTGAGCTGGCCACCGCCTACATCGACGGGGTAACAAGGCAGTGGTTTGAACCCCGGGCCATGACTATTACTCTCGACGGCAACGGTGGCCAGATGCTTTATCTGCCCGTTTTTGCTATCGAGGTGACCAGCGTCAAGGTAGACGGGCAGGCTGTTACGGATTACCAGGTGTACAACCGCTTTTTCCCCGACGATCGGCGCAACCCGCGCATTTACCGGGAAGCCGGCTGGCCCAAAGGGAGACAGAACATAGCCATCGAGGGTACTTGGGGATATGTGGACAAAGTTGGCACGGAATACCGTACGCCACTGCTGATAAAGCAGGTGGCAAAGCGGCTGGTAATCCGGGAGATACCACTTTTAGGTGACGCCGAGGGGCAGGAGGAGAGAAAGCGGTCCCGCATTGTGAGTGAGACCACCGATGGCCATTCCTACACTCTGGAGCGGTTGGTTGGAACCATGGATCTGACGGGTGACCCGGATATTGATGGTGTTCTTGCCTTATACCGAGTGCCAATTGCTATTGGGGGTGTTTAGGGTCCCAACCGTAGTTGCAGTCGCGGCAAAACATGCGCGGGTTACCAATGAGAGCGAGAACAAGACCTGCTATCCATCCGAGGGGAACAAGAAATAAAAAGGGCCAGAAGAAAATACCGATCAAGAAACAGATAAAGCCAGTTCCAATGCCAACTACACAGCCAGGTAACCACTTATTCAAAAACATGGTCCTATTAGAGCCACAACGCGGACAAGGTTCCCAATGATTGGACAAGATTACCACCTCCACGACTATATTACCACAGGGGAAGTGCTTCTGGTGAGACCTAAACTTATTCACCCGGTAGAAGTGATTATTTACCGGGTTGACCATGTGGCCACCAAGTATGACCCGGACTTCCGGGAGCCCATCGGGGACGTGAAATATGAGAGTACGCCGGTGACTGTACAAGCCCAGGTGAAATACGACCGTTTCCAGGCGCTCAATATGGTGCCAGGCGGGGATTCACCGCAAACTTCGGGCTACCTGCTCATTGAGGCCGAACCGCCCGGGGGGTTGAACAAGGGAGATAAAATTGCCAGCATAGCCGGAGTACCCGTAGAGCTTTACATTACCGAAAAGCGGCCTGCGGTCCACTATGGGGGGCGTTCGAGGATGCTCAAAGTCATGTTCGAGGCGGGTGCCAGGGGATGATCCAGGGGAAGTTGATTGGCGATTGGGCGAAGTGTAAGGCCTTCCTGGAGCGGTTGGACGACAACTTTAAGAAGGCTTATAAAACCGGGTTAAACCGGATAGGACAGGCCGCAGTTAAGTCTCTCAAAAAGGGGATGACCGAAGGAGCGCCGGGAGGCCAGAGGTATGCGCCTAATCATCCCTTCACTATTGCCCGCAAAGGTTCCTCTAAGCCTCTGATCAACCATGGAGACCTGCGCAACAGCATAACCAGCCGGGTTATCGACGGTGCAACTGTTTTCGTGGGAGTCCTGCGGACGGCTAAGGGCAGGGAAGGCCATCCTCTGGTCAATATCGCGGCCGTCCATGAACTGGGAGACGGCCAGGGCGGCGACCTCTATATCAAGGTTACCCCCAAGATGCGGGCTTGGTTCCATCGCCAGGGGTTGCACCTCAAGAATAGCACGAAGTACATCCGGATCCTACGGCGGCCCACCTTTGAGCCTGTCTTTGAGGCGGAAAAGGAAAACTGGCAGGAGTTGTTTATTGAAACGGTGCTTAAGGGCACCCTGGGAGGTGGACCGTAATGATAGAGGCGGTAATGCGGACCCTTCTCCAGCGATTCAAAGCTGAAGTGTTGCCCAATACTGTGATCAGCACCCACGACTCCATGCTGGAGATAGCCCAGTTGCCGGTGCTGATCCTTTTTTTGCCGGATGTCGTTGAAGTAAGGTTGGACGATGCAAATGTACCCGACCAGGTCAAGGATGAAACGGCAGGAACGGTTAGGGTTTATGCACCGCCCGGGTTTTACGATCTGCAGTTTGACTTCGAGATAGCGGCGGAGAAGGCTTTGGAGGTACTGAGTATTAGTGAGAAATTGACGGCCTGGCTGGAAGCAAACCCCTACCTTGTGGTCGGGGAATATGAATACCCCTTACGTATACTAGAGCCTCTGACCAGCCCGAGTAGGGCAGGTGGAGGGTTGCTCCGGGCGACAGGTCGCTTCGTGGTGGAAGGCGTGGAGGTCAGCAGCGGGGTCTTCTACGACGGCAAGCTGGCGAAGGAGTTCCAGGCGACTTATCATAACCCCGTTACCGGGGGCGAGGATAATGTTTCCTATACCTTGAGAAAGTAGGGGGTGAAAAAATGGGCATGGTGAGGCTCAAAAACAAGCAAAATGCACCATTAGCGTTGGAATTAGGAACAGGGAAGGGACTGCACCTACAAGCATTAGAAGAGCGTGAGGTAGATGAGGAAGTCCTCAAGAGCGAGCAGGTGAAAGCCGCAATTGCGGCCGGATACCTGAAAGTTACTCCAGTGGCACCTGTTGAGAACAAAGCGAAGAAAGGAAGTGAGCAATAATGCCGGAATTCCTCTCTCCTGGGCACTATGTGACTGAAGCAGAGCCCCAGGTGGTGACCATAGCAGGGGTGCCGACCAGCACGGCAGCCCTGGTAGGCATTGCGGAAAAGGGCCCCATCGGACAGGCGGTTCTTGTCACATCCTGGACGGATTTTATAGACAAATTCGGTGGGTTTACCCCCAATGGATGGCTGGCCTATGCTGCCTACGGCTTATTCCTTAACAAGCGTGGTGCTCGGGTATACGTGGTGAGGACGGCCCACTACACCGACCCGGGCGATCCAGCCACTCTCACCGCGGTTAAGGCCACGGTTACCTTGCAGGACAGGGCCACCACGCCGACCGATACTCTTAAGATTGATGCCCTAAACGAAGGTACCTGGGGCAACAGGATCAAGGTAAAGATTGAAGACGCGACCAAGGACCAGGCCAATAAGTTTAAGTTAACGGTTCTGGAGACCATCGGTGGGCAGGACGTAGTGCGGGAAGTATTTGATGAGCTTTCCATGATTGATACCGATCTGGATTACGTTGAAACCCGCATCAACGGGGTGAGCAAGTATATCGCGGTTACGGACATGGGCAGCACTACCGTTGCCCCGAATGATAGGCCGGCGGTTGGCACGTTCAGCTTGGCCAACGGAGATGACGGCTTAACTGATCTAGCCGATACTGACTACATCGGCTCTCCTGCCGGCCGCACAGGGCTCTATGCCTTGGACGTGATCCCGGAAAGCCTACTCATTGCAGTGCCGGGTGTGGCTACCTCTGCTGTGCAGAACGGGGTGCTGGATTATTGCGCCGGCCGCAAGGATTGCTTTGCGGTGCTGGATCCGCCTTTCGGCAACACTCCGGACCAGGTCAAGACCTACGTGGAAACCACAGCTGGCCTGAACAGCACCTATGGGGCTTTTTACTACCCCAACGTGAAGATCATAGATCCGGCTACCGGCAAGGAAAAGGTGGTCCCGCCTTCCGGCTTCATCATTGGCGCATACGCCCGCACCGATGGTGATAAAGGCGTATGGAAGGTGGCGGCCGGTATCGAAGATGGACGGCTGGCCGGGGTCATCGGTTTAGAAAACGAGTTAGTCAACGACAAAGCAGTGCGGGACGTGCTTTATCCGGCCAGGATTAACACGATCTGCTTCCTGCGTGGTTACGGCATAAGGGTTTACGGCGCGAGGACCCTTGATGGTAGCAAGAAGTTCCCGTACATCAACGAGCGTAGGACCTTCATTTATTGCGAGAAGTCTATCTACGAAGGGACCCAGTTTGCCGAGTTCGAGAATAACGAGCCCGGCCTGTGGAAGCGGCTGACCAGGAGCATTACCTCTTTCCTGCTGACGGTGTGGAAGCAGGGAGGTCTGCGTGGTGAAAAGCCGCAAGATGCCTTTGTGGTTAAAATTGATGAAGAACTCAACACCCAGGAGTTCATCGACCAGGGCATTGTACGGGGCTTAATTGGTCTGGCTACCCAGCGGCCGGCGGAGTTCATCTGGTTTGAGTTCCAACGGCAGGTCAAGACCGAAGGTTAGGGGGTGAGGTAAATGGCTGGCAAAGCGCGGAGGTACCTGGACCGGTTTAAGTTTCTTGTGGAGATAGACGGAATAACTCAGACAGGTTTCCAGAAGTGCAGCGAGTTGAAAGCATCGGTAGAAACAATTGAACACCTCGAAGGCGGTGCCTTGTTGCCCGACAAGAGCCCGGGTATGGGTAAATTCGAGGATATAACGCTGGAATACGGAGCTACCGAGAACCTGGAGATTTATAACTGGTTCAAGCAAGTTCTAGACGCCGCCCAGGAAACGGGGGGCGCGGATCCATCCGATTACAAGCGCAACCTCTCAATTATCCAGCTAGACCGGGCCGGTCGAGAAGTTCAGCGCTGGAACGTCTACGGCGCCTGGCCGAAGGAATTTGTAGCAGGCGAGTGGGATAACACCTCCAACGAAAAACTGATCCGCAAAGTTACTCTGGCTATTGATTACTTTGAGCCCGCATAAAAAGCGGGTTTTTAAACTATTAGGGAGGGATTAGAGTGATCGAACTGCCCAAGACTTTAGCTGAAGCTGAAATCAGGCCGGGTGTATTTCTTTTTCCCGGAAGGTGGGAAGGCGAACTGCGGGAGATGACCACGGCCGAAGAGGATATGCTATTGAACCACCGGCAGGGTAGGGAGTGGGAGGCTCTCAACAAGGTCCTGCAGGCTTGCCTTGTTACCCCGGGCGTGGACGTAACTGACATGCTGGTGGGCGACAGGGTTTTCGCCCTTATCCAGCTGCGTCGGATAACCTATGGTGATGAGTTTGTTTTTCGGGTAACCTGCCCGCGGTGCAACGCCAGATTTGAATGGGAAGAAAACCTGGGTGACCTAAAGGTGAGGTACCTTGAGGACCCAGAATACGCGAAGCCGGAGCACACCTTTACCTTTACCCTGCCTAAATCGGGCAAAACGATAAAGTGGCGGATGCTTCGCGGCCGGGACGAGCAGAAGATGGCGGTTTTGCGCCGGGAGCACCCGGACGCTTTGATGACTTCGATCATGCTTCTCCGGGTGGTGGAGATTGAGGGCGAGAAGATGGTCACCCGCAAGGCGTTTGCGGATCTCCCTGCCTCGGACGCGGCAGCCTTCCGTGGAGAGGTGGAGGCGCGAGAGTGCGGCGTGAACACGGGTATTGCTGTCGAGTGCCCGGAGTGCTGGAACGTCTTTGATATGGACCTACCCCTGGCAGGGCAGGGTTTTTTACTGCCGACGGGGATAATAAGGACCACGAGGCCGCCCAGTTGGCGGTAGACTTTCTGTGCAACACCTCGCCGGAGGCCTTGGCGGAGCAAATATTCTGGCTTATGTATACCACAATGGGCAGCGGCCTGGGGCAGCCGTTCTCCGAGATTATGAAGATGCCCGTGCGGTGGAGACTCCAGCTGTACGAGCAGTTAATAGAGCGGCTACAGGAAGAATATGACGCCATGAAAGGAGGGTAGCCGGTGGCGCTCAATTTCAATTTGATGGGCCTGGGGTTTCATTTCTTCGTGAAAGACGACGCTACGCTGGGCCTTGAGAGAATTGATAGGGCTATGAAAAACATCACGGCTGATGCCGAAGAGATGTACTACAAGACCAAAGCCAGCCTGGACCAGATCCAGCCGAAGCTGGGGGCCCTGGGCGACGAGAGAGTGCAGGCTGCCCTCCGCAACACTGGTTTGGCGCTTATGGGCGTTGGAACTGCGGGACTGGCTGCCGCGGGTTTTGCTGTTAAGAGTTTTGGCGACTTTGAACAACAAATGCTTAATGCGAGGTCTGTAGCCCAATGGACGGAAGAACAATTCAAAGACTTGAGTAAATACGCCATCAAGGTCGGGGCAGATACCAAGTTCTCGGCCCGGGAAGTCGCTGAAGCAATGTATGAGATAGCTTCGGCCGGTGTCTCTGCTGCTGAGGATGTTAAGGCACTGCTCCGGCCGATAGCCGATTTTGCGGCCGCAGGTGCTATCCAAATGCCGGAGGCGACCCGGGCGATAGTTGCCGCCATTCAGGGGTTCAGACTGCAAATGAGTGACGCGGCCCATGTGGCGGATGTTTTTACTGCTGCTATCCAGAATTCAATGCTCAAGGCTAACGAATTTGATGCAGCTCTGGGCTCCGTGGCCGGAGTAGCGGGGCAGGTTGGGCAATCCTTGGAAGCAGCCTTGGCCGGCCTGATGGCTGCCCGAAACGTCATCGGTTCGGCCCAGGATGCAGCCACCTCGATGAAATCAGCGTTGATGTCCCTTATAGCTCCTACATCCGAGGCCTCGAATATTATGAACGTGCTGGGCATCAAGCTCCGCGATGCTCAGGGCAACATGAAGCCGTGGCCGCAGATCATCCGGGAATTTGAATTATCCTTTGCTGCTGCCGGTAAACTGGTAAATCAGTTCGCGTCCTTTGCTGGAGCATCTGATGATCAGTTAAAAGGGCTGGCCCAGGCATACGGTCTTACAAAAGACCAAGCTCTGGGTCTCACCCAGGCGGCGGCACAAGGGACTAAGGCCTTTCAGGACTACGTTTTAGCGACTATCTTCGGCACCGACGGGATCCGGGCTGTTGCTGCCGGTCTGAATGCCCAGGCAAAGGCCATGATCGACGGCCGGGAGGTTACCTTACGGGGAGCCAACGCCCTGGAATACTGGCAGAAGAAGCTGGAGGGCAGTGCTGGAGCGGCCCAGAATGCGGCAGAAGTGCAAATGAGCGGCTTAAACGGAGCGATGGAGCAGCTGCGGGGTTCAATAGAAGCTGTCGGGCTTACCATCGGGAATACTCTAGCTCCTACGTTTAAGGCCATTGCTGGAATTATAGAAAGGGGCGTAGACATTTTTAACCGGATGCCGGAGGGTTTACAAAAGACGGCGGCTTGGGTCCTGGTAGGGGGCTCGGCTTTGGCTCTATTCGGTGGGGCAGTACTCCTCGTGATACCGTCATTCGTCCAGGGGCTCGTGGCGCTACGGACGGGCATGCTGGCGACGGAGTTGGCAACGTGGGGCGCAAGAGCCGCAGCGTTGGCCCATGCCGGGGCCATGATGGTGGTCCGCGTGGCTACCCTTGCCTGGGCCGGGGCGCAGTGGGTGCTTAATGCGGCCCTGAGTGCCAACCCAATAGGCCTGGTCATAGCGGCGATTGCCGGGCTAGCTACCGGGATATATTTCCTGTTACGACATTGGGAAAAGGTGAAGGCTGTTATAGCTGACTGGTGGGGTAAGTTAACTGGGTGGTTCTCTGGCCTTCCGGCCTGGGGAAAATACTTGCTGGCTGCATTCCTGCCGGTTATCGGAGTTCCATTACTTATAGCAGAGCACTGGGATAAAATCAAGACCGCAGTTAAAGGAGCTTGGGATAGGGTTGTTGGCACCTTTGAAGGGGCCAAAACGAAGCTGCTTGAGAAGTGGGATTCTCTGAAGCGGTTCTTTACGTGGGATAATCTCTTGCAGGGCTTGTATAACATTGGAGAAACGGCAGGAAGACTGGTTGCTCCTGTCTACAACTTTTTCAAAGATATTTGGAGCAAGATAACAGAGAAACTTAAAGAGCTGACCTCTGGCGGCATTGAGGGGATTTTGGTCAAGTTATATTCCTATCTCTTAAATGCGCCGCTGGAAAGTTTGGACCAGATTCCCGAAGTAGTTTGGAATAAGATAACCGCTGCCGGAAAGCGGTTAGTAGAGGGCCTTACAGGCTGGATTAAGGCTACTTGGGAATGGGGCCAGCAGGTACGTAAGCAAGTCAGCAACACCATTACCGAGTGGTACGAAGCTGTAGTTGATTGGGGTCGCGAGACGAAAAAAAGGATTATATCTACGGTTACTTCGTGGGTAGACACTATCGTCACTTGGTTCAAGGAGTTGCCAGGGCGCACGGTGACGGCAATACGCGAGTGGGGGCAAGGTATAGCCACTTCGCTCCGGCAAGCACTCCAAAACGCCAGGGAAGCGCTTTCTAATTGGGCTGCTGGAGTCCGCGAGTGGCCGGGTAAGGTTGCAGAGGGTCTCAGAAGCGGATTCCAGAACATTATTGCCTGGTTCAAAGAATTACCGAACCGAATTGTGGAATCGGTTAGGTCCTGGGCTTCTCGGTTGGGAACGGATGTTAAGCCAGTCGGACAGGAAGTCGGGAGATCGCTGGCGGAGGCTATACCAGAAGGGTTTACTAAAATCGACCTCAGCAAGGTAGGCAAGTACTTGGTCATCGGTCTAGCAGCAATAATAATTGGTTTGCCGGCAACATTGGCCCTGGGCATTGTGAGAGTAGGGCAGGATATAGTCAATTGGCTTGCCGGAGCCATCAGCCAGAAGTTGGCCGAATGGGGTCCTGTGGTCGTTGACTGGTTTGCAAAAACGTGGGACGGTGTACGGCAGGCGGCAGTTAATACATGGGAGCTGGTTAGAGTATCGGTTGGAGCGTTCTTATCTGGCATAGTTAATGCAATTGTTAGCAGGGCTACAGAACTATGGCAGGCTGCGTACCAGGCCGGCTCTAACATCGTCAGGGGGATGGTCGATACTATCGCTGGATTGCCGGGGAAGGTTTTGGAGATTTTGCAACAGGTAATAAACACAATAAGCAGTAAAGTCAATGATTTTTGGAGTGCCGCTAGAACTGCGGCTAGCAACCTCTGGGAAGGCTTCAAAGCGGGCCTGGGTATCCATTCGCCTTCCTACATCGAGCGGGCCCTAACTAGTATCATGGAGGTCTCCCAGGCTACGGTAATGCAGCTTAGCGCCGATTTCCGGCGCCTTTCCAGCCTTTCCGCCGAGCCACAGGTAAAGATGGCGGTGGCTTATTCTTTCCCCGCACCAGCTGCACCGGTGGCTCCGGTAAGTGTTGGAACGCTGGCTACCCCACCGGTCATTGTGACTAGGGTAAAGCAGGAACGGAGCGAAGTAGCTTCTGCGGCTACACCCCAGGTAGTTACCAGACAGCCTGTTAAGTTGGTGCTCGATGGCCGAGTAATTGCCGAAACGGTTATCGAGTTCATTGAAGATATGCAGGCGAGGCGGGTGGTGCCGGCGTGATCCAGAAACCCGAACGTGCTATGCTGACTCGAATGGACACAGGAGAAGTGATAGAGTTTCTCTCCAACCCGCATTTGCTAGAGGACTTGAAGTCCGCTATATACGATGAACCGGAAGTGAGCGGGGCTGTTGCCCCGCCACTTCAGTTTAAATACGGAGGACCCCGCCAGGTCAGGTTTGTATGCAGGTTTATCTCTCAGGGTAATGTGGGAGACGTAGCAAAGCAGGTTGAGTTTATCCGCTACCTGGCCTTTCCAACAGGGCCGGATAATGTGCCTCCTTTGGCTTTTATCACCATAGGCGGCTTCCAGATGCCTATCAGGATAAGAGAATGGAGGGTTACCTACAACTCCTGGACGCCAGCGTTAAAACCGCGGGACCTCACTGTAGAGGTACAGTCTACGGTGGACTATGGTACGCCTGCCCCACCGCCACAACCGAAACCTGGTGGAGAGAAAAAGGCACAGGCTAGGCAGGCCGTACGTAGCAAAGGAAGGCCTAAAAAGGCTGTACCTCAGGTTGAACGCATTATCGTGAGGTGAGATTATGTTGCACAGGTTAGAGTTATTTGGTAAAGGCCGGCCCTATACCGCGGATAGCGGGGATACATGGTGCAACCTGGCCAACCGCTTCTATAAGAACCCCCATCTGTGGTGGGCGATAGCCTCGGCTAACGGAGTTGACGACCCAACTCAGGAGCCGCAGCCAGGAACAGTAATCCTCATCCCCGATTACAATGACGTTTTACAGGTGATTGAGCAATGATTGTGGTCGAGGGTATTCAGGCTGCTCCTGTGTCATTAATCTGGGAGACGAGTTTGAAAGAAATCGGAGGTCTCACGGTATACTGGGACAGCAAGGCACAGATCAAATTCAAAGAAGGAGATAGGATAAGTGCTACTTTTGGAGTTCCTGGTAATCTGCAAAAGGTAGCAAATTACGTAGTCCGGCGGGTAATCTATGGAGAACCAGTAACAGTTATTGCGTGGGAATTTGGGAAGGAATGGCTGGCAAAAACGCAAGATGTTTATCCCGGTCCCCGCCAGGCTGCGATAACAAAACTTTTGAACAAGAGAGGAGAAAAGACTGGGAAAATAGCGGCTAGCGGTGGAGATAGAACTTACGCTCAGAACGAAAGTGATATAGCTTTTCTATATCGCCTAGCAGGGAATATACCTGTCTGGCGGGATGGAGACGGAAGCATTAATGTAGCGGATCCGCCGGAAGTGAAGATAAGTCACGTAATAGAACTGAGACCAGCTAGGACGGATGGTAGAAAGTATGTGGCAGCGGGATTCACTCCGGACGGCAGGGCTTTTGAGGTGTCCGTGGGTGAAGGGGTGGAAACGAGAATAGCGGAAGTGTTTCACAGCCCGGCGGAGGCCCGGGACTACTTGCAGCGACTGGCAGCGGCGGACCCGAAAGGAAAGCTGGTATGCGTGGGCCAACCCGGTCTCCGGGCGGGGTGCAACGTGATATTGCCTGACGGAAGCAAGCGCAGGGTAACTAAATGTGTACATGAAGTGAGGCATGAAGCATGGACGGTCACCGCTTACCTGAACTGAAACCGAAAATATATGGAAAGTACCGGGGCATAGTCGTGGTGGGCAAAGATCCGGAGGGGAAAGGGCGGGTAAAGGTGCAGGTGCCCGCCCTTTTCGGTTTCAAAACTTTGGAACACTGGGCCTACCCGGTGTTACCGCCAGAGCTTGTGTATACTTCCGGCTCCGCTGGCGGAGTAATAGACGACCTGCACGTGGACGCGGCTTATACCGACAAGGAACACACCTCGCCTGCAACACCTTATCTTTCGAGCGGTAACTACTTGGTGGTAACGCGGAAGAAGTTGCCCAAAATCGTGGGTGCCGATCCAAGAGATTGGGAAATTCCACCCGGCACGGGGGTTTGGGTGGAATTCGAGGGCGGGGACCCGGATAAGCCGATCTGGTGCGGCTTCTGGAGGTGAAGCCGGTGCTATACCCATTGCAGCATAGAGGAGACGGAGCATTTCAGTATCCTGCCGACGTAGCCGAAGAGATAGCCGCCGCAATCCGGGTGATCCTGACCACGTTACCGGGTGAGCATCCCAGGTTGCCGGAATTCGGAAATCATGCTGTGCTGGTAGTCTTTCGCAATCCTGGCCCCAAGCTGGAGGCAATGATTGCGGGTCTGGTTAAGTACGACATAGAACGCTGGGAGCCACGGGCTAAGGTGGAGGAAGTGACGGTAACATACGACTACGAGAGCGCTACCTATCGGGTACGGATTTTGTGGAGCGCCCCAGATGTGGGTCTAAGAGAAGCAAGAGCGACCGAAATAACACTGGGAGGGGGTGTGTAAGTGGCCCGGACCTATGAGCAGATCCTTACAGAACTAAAGCAGTTCGTGAAGCAGCGCTGGCCCAGCTGGGACACCGAGGCCAAACACATCGGCAATATCCTGCTTGAGTGCCTTGCGGACCAGATTGAAAAGCAGGAATATCGCTTAGATGCGATAGAGCATGAGCTGTTCCCAGATACGGCTACTAAGTACGAAAGCCTTCTGCGGTGGGCCCGTTTGGTCGACTACGAGGTGCAATCGGCCAGGCCGGCGGGGGTGACCCCGACCCTTTTTATACCAGAGCC